CGGAGCAGTTTCTTATGTACAGGTTTACGCTTTTCAGAACGACCAGCTTTGTAGGGTTGGGTAACAGCAACCTCGTCCCTGAAGTTGCCCTTACCAGTTAGGTAAACAATGCTGGATGCGTAGTGGTCAGACAGATCTAATACTATCTGAGATAGATAGTTATCTAGAGTCTCTGTTGCTACCCGTGCTGGCTCATCATCACAAGCAAAGCCAACACGGTACACCAGCATGTCACCATCAATCAATATCACAGAGCTTCCATCTCTTCTAGCTCTGGTGAGTACTCAACAACCTCATCAATTACAAGACGCTTGAGTGTGGCACTACGACCTTTCTTCTTGAGGTACTCCCAATCGTAGTAGCCGATGAGACACTTAGCTGTGGAACCATTACCCACCACAACCCCTGACTCTGGGTCATCCATCTCATCTCGTGGTGTTCGTCCTTTGAGTAAGAACTCTGTTCCATCAGTGTTGAACGCTCGGTACTTGTTGTTAGATTTACAGGTGATGTACGATCCACGCTCATCTCCCTTGTTGTTGATGTTAATACCCATATCCTCTAACGCAGTAATAGCAGCATCAGAAAGGTTGGCAAGATCAACTGTGTACTTACCTGCTAACTCATTCTTGTGAGTCAGGTTAGGCCAGAACAGGTCACACTTTACCATTACGTTGGGTGCTTCATTAGACATATAACACATCTCCATTAATTAAACTTACCCTAATATTATACCACATAAAATAGAATTTTACTAGTGTGTATCACACCAACTAGTACCAACTCTATACTCTCCGTTCAACGGACAGTTCAGTTGCAGGACTTCACCTGCGAATACCATTGCGTTAACACATGACTTACCAATAAAGTCTGCGTCTTCTGGTTTACATTCTATTTGCCATTCATCGTGTACCTGTGCAACTAACTTGAAGTCAACACGCTCCAACAAATCATACAGGATAACGATAGCTTGCTTCATCACCACGGCACCAGCACCCTGTAGTAACGTGTTCAGTGCGGCATGTGCGGAGCGTACACGTATGCGTCTACCGTCAAGACCAGAGAGAAACCCTGTCTCTGCATCTGCCATAGTCTCAGTACGTAGGTCAGCCAGTGCTGGTGTGTTCTTAAGGAACGCTGCTTTCAATCTCTTACCATGAGCAGCACTACCACCTACAATGCTACCAATCTTAGCGTCACCTGCACCGTACAGGAACGCATAGATAAATGTCTTGGCGTCATCTCTGTTATCTAATCCAGCCGCGTGTTGATTGGCTGTGTGTATGTCACCTGTTAGTATCTCGTTGGTGTACGTAGGATCATCCATGTAGTGAGCCAACATACGTAGCTCTAGACCACTGGCATCAGCACCAACAAGAACACGACCATCAGGTACAGTAAACAACGAACGACACTGCTTACCATACTCAGCCCTTACAGCAGGTATCTGAGCCATGTTTGGACCGGAGTGTGCCATCCGTCCGGTGACAGCGCCGATGTGCCTGACTCTGCCATGTATTCTGTTGTCTTCGCCCACTGCCTTAATCCACGAGTCAACATGAGAGGCGCGTTTCTGGCAGAGAAGGTAACGGAGAATAATCTTTGCTTCTGGAATGTCAGTCTGCTTTTTAAGAGTCGCCTCATCGACCTTTGGTTTTCCTGCGGGAGTGAGTTCCTTCCACACAGCACCCTTGCTAGTAAGCCGCTCTGCAATTTGTTGTCTACTACCGACATTGAACACCGTAACTTTGTCCTTGAGTCTCTTCTGTGTTTTATCACTGATCCTCTCCTCTACTATGGGTGGGAATACTTGTTGTAAATCTTTCTCTATCCTGTGCATACGGGTAGTAAGTTCTTCGTATAGTTCTACTGCACCCTGCTTGTTAAACTCAAAGCCGTTGTCTTCCTGATCCTTACAGATGAACGCAACGCTGTGCTCAAGATCAACGCAGTGCTTAGTGAATCCAAACATTCTCATCTGTGTCATCAGTGCATCGTGTAGTTTGTGAGTGACATCCACATCTCTCTTACAATACTCCAACATCTCATCAGATAACTGCGACCAATCCGAATGATCACCCTTAGCGAATCCAAGCCTACCTCCCCAAGCAGCGAGGCTGTGACCACCATCCAGATCGGGATGAAACAAACGAGAAAGTACCAGTGTGTCCACAACTCTGTCATGATTGATGCGTATACCCCATAGCCTGTGCAAAACAGGAAGATCATAGCCAATAAGGTTGTGCCCGCATACCTGTCCACCACGCGCCAGTTCATCTACTAAACTCCTTCTAGATAAGTGGGTCAAGTGAGCTTCGTTCGATCTCTTTGTAACCACGCAGTGTACTTTCGTAGGGTTCAGGCCGTCTGCCTCTATGTCTAAGAACACAGTATTCGTAGTAGGAGAGATCAAGCTCCTGTCTTTCTGATAGTTGACTACCACCATCCTTCATCTCCTTGTTCTGTTCCTGCGTCATAATCCAACGCCCCATCTTCGACATCTTTTATCTCCTCTAGGTCACTGAGTGTAGCATAGTCCACGTTACCTACTGCTGTCAAGTCATCATCGATTAAGAATCTACTACACTCGTTGCACATGTCAACGAACTCACCGCTACCACTGAACTTCTTGGTTAGCTCGTAGTCTGTCATTATCTTATCACAAGCAGAACATCTCATTCAAATACCTCAGTGAGCCTTCCTGTTTCTTTGTTGTACATCAGTGATGTGGCTGGGCCTGTCATACCACTGAACCTGTTCTTCAGTACACGCACGTTGGTAGTGTTACGTACCAGCGCATCCTCTGCCTGTGCGTTACGTTCTAATCCTAACACGATGTCACTCAGTTGTGCTATTGCTGCTGACCCACGTAGCTGACCAAGGCTAGTGTATGCACCGTCCTCATGTCCCTTGCCTTCAGGTCTACGCAGGTGTGACACGATGAACATACACACACGCATCTCCTGACAGAACATACGTAGCTTGGTCATGATCTCATCGATAGCCTTACGCTCATCACCATTCTCCTGATCTGATACCAAGATACTGATGTGATCCAGCACAATGTACTTCACACCCAGCACCTTGATCTGGTAACGGAACCTAGCCAGCACGTTCTCTATCTTGTTGGAACCAAACGTATCCCACAACACAACACGATCATCAAGATCCATGCTGTCAAACACTTGGTCTACCTCAGATGGTGAGTAGTCACATCCCGGTAGGTGGATAGGTTTGTTGATCTGTAACCCTACCAGACCACGGGCAGTACGATCAGGTGTCTCTTCAAGGAACGCTAGTCCTACCCTGTCGTTGGTCTGTGCCAGTATGGAGAACACTAGCTCACGCATGAACGTAGACTTACCCAGACCAGAGCCAGCACAGATGGTGACTAACTCAGTAGGACGTACACCAAACGTCATGTCATCCAATCCCTTGTACGGGTAGCGTACCTCTGCCTCCTCCAACGGTTTCTTCAGTGCCTCACGCAGAGAACCCAACATCACCATACCATCAGGTGTGTAGGTCTTAGCCGCCCACCACCGCTTGACGAACTCCTCCTTGTCACCGTTCAGCAGATAGTCACACGCATCCTTGTGCTCACCATGATGATAGATCCTAGACTTACCACCAAAGATGTCAGCACATTCTAGAGCAGCAGAGCGCCCATGATCGTCGTTGTCAAAGCAAAAGATAATATGATCGTACTGGTCGAGAAAGTCATATGCCCTGCGACAATCAGCAGCAGCACCTTGGGCGCCATTACGAATAGAAACAACAGGATACTTACCACCAAACATTTGATATCCTGCCAGTGCATCGAACTCTCCCTCCACTACGGTTATGTATTGACCACCACTAGGGAATAGATGCTGACCGTACAAGCCAGCCTTCTTCCAATCCCCACTGATCTTGAACTGCTTGTCTGGATACCTAGTCTTCACCGCCACTAGCTCACCAACAGGATCATGATAACCAAACAGAATGTTACCTGCTTTCTGCTGTGCAGAGTATGCAGACATGGTGGTAGCAGTTAGACCCCTATCCTGATAGCCTCTGTATGGCTCTGTGAAGGATGATCTATCGAACCCTGCCGCTGGTACTACTCGTTCCTTTATGTCGCTCACAGACGCTCCTGTGGACTCTGAAGGGGTGAACTTAGCACAGGCAAAGCAGTAACTAGATCCATCCTCGTTATATGACAGTGCATCACTAGACCCACAGTCATCACACTCCTGATGTAACTTGACAAATGACATTAGTGTACTACCTCCGCATCACCAAACAAATCGTTGTATTTAGACAACACCTCATCTTCAGTTAACGAGGCATCAAGGAACTCCCGTTGAAGCTTGATGTATATCTGCACCACCTCAACGAGAGTAACACTATTAAATTCAAACTCAACTAGCTCTTCGATCATGTCTTGTTTATTCATACTATATAGTTCCTATGTATTAGTAATAGTATTAGTAGTAATATTAATACTTAGTTATCTATATAGTTTAGTTTACCACACTAAACTACACAGTGCACGTTATTTTCTCGGTACTTTTTCACCGTAATTCTCCTTGATAGGTGCTTCAAGTAGGCAAAGGAAGTCCCTCAACCTACCTGAACGACGTAGTTTTCTCAACGCCTGTGCCTCTATCATGCGAACTCTCTCACCTGATATACCAAGAACTTCGCCTATCTCCTTGTAAGTCATACCATCTCTCACATTAAAACCTCATCATCGATCTGTCTTTAAGCTTAACTAGCTTACCATTCTTACCACAGTACAGGTCAATAAAGAACGCTGTCTTCATTGCCTTCTTACTGGGGAACACCATGTATTCAACACCGTTCTCTGGTTTGAAGTCACGCAACCTCTGCACCTTACGATACACAGCAAGGCGTCCCGGCTTCAACTCATCAACTGGTTTGATGTAGTAACTCATATCTCATACCCTCCGAACACTTCACTAAGTCTGTAGTACACCCTATCGCACCACTCGTTGCTGCTGTAATCAGATATCACAACCATAGGCTCACCCTCTGATCCGTTGTTGTATATCAACAAGAAGAAACCAAGGTAGTTACCTTCCTTATCAAACGCTTCAAGCTGATCCATGTCAGTCTGCGCTAAGTTCTTCAGGATGTTGTCCTTGCTGTTACACCCTTGCACAGAGAACTCCTCACCGTCCCACACTGACACTCTGCCTTCATCACGTAGGCACATGTCAATTAACATCTGAATAACAGGACGTTCACAAGGTGCTGCATACTCAGGTAAGTCTGTATCAAATTGTACAATAGTCATACGTCATCTCCATGATCACTGTGGTGGTAGTCTGCATTACTTATCTCATCAGAAATAAGATCAAATATATAACTAGAATTGACCCAACTAGTGATATCAACTCCGCGTGTTTTAACTGATACCAGTTCAATTAACTCCTCCTCATCACCATACATAAGATACTCAATGGTTGCGTAGATAGACATCCACTCGCAGTCTAACTCCACATCCATCACCTGATTACCATACATACTAGCTGTCCCCATCGTTACTCTCCTTGATTACAGTATGGTTCAACGCCAACAGATCGTCAACCCTCTGCTTCAACTCAGCAATTTGATTATCCTTGGCAGTCTCGTTACGTGTACGTATACCATTACCCAACTCGTACACATCCTTGACCATTGCCAGTGCAGTCTCCACTGTCAGTACGCTCGACACCATACTATAGAATGCATCAGGCTCTTCAAGCAGGTGCGCTACGATGTCACCCTCACTGTAACCCCACCGCTCCATCAGTTCCAGAGCATCGTTGATGTTATCAGGCTCCATGTAATCCATGATGTCATCGTCGTAATCATTCAGATCAATCTCTGTGCTTATCTCAATGTAACTATTTCTCCAACCCATGATACTTCTCCTTAAATGCATTTAAGATTAATGATGCGTGTAACTTACGTTCGGTACTGCTTTATCCCAACACGCTCGACACTCACCACACTTGTTGTCCTGCTTAGGTGCGGGGCATACGAACGAGTCAGTAGGGATTCTATCCTTGTGCACTGTCGATGTCAAATCAAACCTCTTTGGTGGTGTACCGTCAATCATTGCAGCAGACACACGCACGATGAGATTGTCCGGTACGTCACCACTGTACTGTGCTACGTACTTAGCCTCACGAGTAGGCAACCAGTGCTTAGTCTCAGGTGTACGCCG